AAACTACTACAGAATTAATAGGGTTTCCGCTTTCATCAACTTGAACAAGAGAACAACCACCTACGTATATCCAAGGGTGTTCTGGGTCATATATCCAGTCTTCACCTAAAACATTAGAAATGTCTTTAGGAGATTCACCACCGTCTTTGGTAATGCCTAACTGCTCTTCTGTAGGTGGAGGTGGTGGGTCATAGGGAGGCGGTGGTTGCATAACACCCGTTGGATTAATAGTGGGTGGTGGCATGTTATCAGTGGGATTATATTTACTTTCAGTTGTAATTCCGCCTCCACCTCCGTCTTTAGTAGTATCAACAATAGAACCTTCACCAAAAATATCTACAGTAGGTTCTACATTTGGATCAGGAGGTTCACCATAAGAATAATTTTCACCTATTCCTGCTTTATTAAGAATTCCACATTCTTCTTCTGAAACTAC